AGCAACTCGTTGCGGTCTAAAGCTTTACCCTCACCAATTGGTGTGTTCTCTATCTCTTCGGCCTTGCCAGCTAATTTCTGGTCTAACTGTGCTTTCTTAAGCTGTAAATCAATCATCTTTAACTTCTTATTCAATTTAGCAGTCTTTGCTGTAATAGCATGACCTAACATGTTACTAGCAACACTAAAAATCTCACTACTAAATCTACTATCAACTTGCATACCCAAATCACTTAAATCTTTAAAACTATCTACAGCCATCTGCGCTAATTCATCTAACTCATTATCACTAGCATCTAATCCACGTACTTGTGGCAATGCATTGTCAATCTTCTCTAAAGCACTTAATGCATCAGTGGTTATGTCACGTGCATTTTCTGGTATAGGAAAATGCAAGCTGTCAATCTCATCTTGTGGTAACTCAAATAATTCGTTTAATTTTTTTGTCATACAAGTATTTAGTTACTTGCTTCGCCCATTATAGAAAAGGTCATCCTCAGTTATAACTCTAAAGGTATATCCATGATGTTTACAATAGGCCATGGCCGCTTGCCATTTAGCATGATTGATTGCTACTACCATTCTGTCTTTGGCATTAGCAACCTTACTCTCTATAAGACTTTGTTTTTTAGGCTTAATCTCAACTATCTCAGCAATGTTTTTACCATACTTGTTTTGATAAACTACAAAGAAGTCCGGGATATATGTTTTTGGTTGTCCAGTAAATGGATTACGATAGGGTACACTTATTGCTTCGCTGGCCCAATACAATACATTTTTGTTAGTGTCACAAAAATTCATAAATGTTAGTTCCCATCCACTACGATATCTAGGGGTATGTTTACCTATATATTTTTGAGCATTTTTTGGAACAAATGTGCCTTGAGCATATTTTGCCATGATTATTGCACGATGTTACGTGCTACTGGTTGATTTGATTGTGGTACTGTGCTTACACCATACAAACTTGTTTTAGATTTAAAACTGTTTAGATAATATGATATAACTTGATTCATTTGTAATTTGTTACCAGTACCTTGAATTTGTCCTAACAAATCTAATACAGGTATACCTGTTTCTTGTGCTATTCTAAATAGAAATGAAGTAAAATTACCTGCAATAGCTTTAGTATCGCATACAGTTTTAAAATAACCGTTAACAATATCAAATTCATTTCCGTTTACTACCATATTAAATGCGTAAAAATCGTCAAATATCTTAACTGTTAAATCTAGAGAAGTGCGGTCGTCTATAATTCTTGCCATGAGTTATCCTCCTGCACTATTTATATTAGGGGGAACCACTGCTCTACCATTTGCTTGTTGTTTTTGATTTGGAGTAGAACCGTATATTAAAGTATTAAATAACACATTTCTACCGGTGTTGTTTAATGGATTCATAATAGCATTAGTGATACCAGTTGTTACTTCACTTCTAATAGCTTGTTTTAAATTTATATTTTTAAGAGTATTATATGTAGCCCCTGCCTTCTGAATGGCACCTAAAACGTTTTTGTTATCGCCGGACAAATCACTAATAACTCCACCAACCCCGTCTATTAAACCACCTTGACCTAGTATACTAGACTGACTACCCGGTCTTGTGATAGGACTAGGCACTCTATCATAATTTGAATTAAGTCCAAACCCTGCAACAATGTCACTAGGTTTAGTTCCATCGATAGCGCCTTGAAAATATTTTACAGTTTCATAATCTAATGTCATTGTATTTGTCATTGTACCATTACCCTGTGAGTAATCGTAGGTATCATGTGCAAATCTATTAATGATAGGATTAATCAAAGTGTAAGCTACATAATTATGTTGATTAAAACCAAATATTGTAACATTCTTAAAGAACGGAATTTTAGTTTGACCTGTTGCGGCTTGTGTGTTACTAGCAGGACTATCAGGTGTTTCTCCTACATAGCCCCAATTAGTATTACCAGTAATAGATTGTGAATAAATGTTTCTTGCGTTATAGTTTGTATTATTAGGACTATTAGTACTACCGTTGCCTGTTTGTTGTGCCTGTCGTCCTGATACTGATGCTACTGGTATACTTGCATCCTTATAATAATATGTATAGTAATTATACCACATGTTACGTATTAAATTTCCGTTATCATCATGGAAATTAATATCTATGGGATCATATTTAATTTTTGTTTGCACGATACGTTTACGATTATACTGATTCATCGTATGTGTATCAAATGTATAGCTTGGTAATTTTACAGATTTAACAGCTAAACCAAAGTTTGCACCTTGAGGTAATCCTACTGCATATGCACTTTGATTGATTTCAAAATACACATGGAATAGGAACTTAAATTTAGGTGCATATTGATATGCATTGGGTCTGAATGTTTTACTAGCGTGAGTATAATCACGAAGGTAGTCGTTGCCGAAGAATCCTCCGGCTACGTCTGTTGCAAAGTTATTAAACCATCCCATTTAATATATTTAAAAAATATTAAGTTGTAGAACCAATACCAGTTGCTGATGTTCCACCAAACGCACGGCCAACACTTACGCCAACACCAGATGTTAACGGTGATTGAACCGCATTATCATAGCGAATTGCTAATTGTATTGTTACAACTTCATTTGAACTATAAGCCAAGTTATTGTAATTAGCTCCCTGTAAGAAGCAACCATATACTTCCCAAGTTTCTAATACTACTGGAGCAGCAGTACCGTTGCCACCGTCCAAGATTTCAACGTTTGTTTGGAACTTGTAATCTTGACCAGTAGCCGCAGATGCTTGTTCAACAAAGTCCATTTGTTTCTGTAACTGTTGACCAACTAGTTTTGACACACTACCTGTAGCGTCATCTCTGACGTTAATTGTCATAGGTTGCCATTCGTGACGTCCTGCCAAATACATAGTAGAGTTATAAATTGGTATAGTAATTTCACCAAAACTAACTGAAGGGCGAGTTACGTCAATAACTTGCTTAGTTAATTCATTTGTAGATGCACTTGTACCAAAGTTAAGAAAATTAACTCTAAAACGATATTGTAGTTTGGGCATTAGTAAGCCCTGATTTCCGCCAGCGTTGTCTGACGCTACGGTCATGTTAAACAATGATTGTGAGGCTATTGCCATGTTTTTTCTCCTGTTATTAATATTTATCTATTTAAATAGATACCCCTCTCGGGGTATCATATTTTATTATTGTCCACCAAGCTCGCCTGTGTTCAATATACGAACCGGGATATAGATGAATTCAGCTGCCTTAACAGGCTCAACTGCAACGTCAATCCACAATTCATTTCTATCAATTCTTGCCGGTGTGTTGTTACTTTCGTCACAAACAACAAGATAATCATATAGACCACGTTTAGCAACTAAATCAACCAGCAATGTTTGTACAACACCTGCAATTTGATTGCGTGTTAGTGCGTCATTGGGTTCAAATACAAACGGTCTTGCCGCTAATGTTAACTGTCTACGTATATAAGCAACTAAACGAGCAACGTTAGTTCTGTCTAATGAACTTGAACTATTAAAACTAGTCTTGTTACCGTAATTCAATAAACCAACACCAGTAAAGAATACTAATGGATTAATAAAGTTAATATATAATACATCACGAATACCTAAGCGTGTTTTTATTGATTGGAACTCACCGGAAGCACTATCAATATAACCAATACTTAATGCATTGTCAATTGTACCACGACGAGTACCGGCTGCCGCTAACCAAGGATAACTTATAGTATCATTACGTAAGAATGTACGCAACATCATATATGATGGGGGTACTGCAACTTGATTACCTTGTAAGTCAGTTGCTAATCCACTTGGATAGAATAGACCCATATATGTATCACGATTTACTAGACCTTCTTCACCTGTGCTTGATGCACCCGCGTCATTATTAGCCCATGCTTGAATTGCAGTAGCGTCATCTGGTAATCTCATTGGTGTATCACCTAAAATATAACCAGTTTGACCACGATCATTATTCAATGTAATCATACCAGGTTGTAGTTCTGGATAGTTAGGGGTTGCAAGCAAGTTAAAGAAATTATCTTCATCACGTATTGCTGTATTAGTAGCAATTGCCGCATTTAATGATTGTACAACCATTGCACGTTGTGCTTTACGACCCATATAAGGGGCACCATTTGTTTGATTACCACTTACTGTTACCCAAGTATCAGTGTATGTAGGCAATGTTTCATCTGGGAAATCTGTGCTATTAAAATAGTCTGACCTGTACTGTTTTACATTGTAACCATTACGGCGTGTGTTAAATAACAACATACCTGATGGATATAGTGTTGGATCCGGAGCATCTAAATCAAGATTATCACTGGTCAACAAACTAACAATTGTTGGGATAGGATCATCTACTGGACTAATAGTATCCTGATCATCTGACCATCGTGCATCAGCAAATAATACACCTGTGCTACCTGTTTGGTCAGTATTGTCAATTAATACCCACTGATCAGTACCATTAACACTTTCCCAACGATTAATTACTGGATAGTTTTCTAAATCACTAGTATCAATCCATATATCACCATACTCTAATGCAGTAGCATCACTTTGCACTGATGGGGCAGTAGCACTAATTAATGGTCCGTTAGGATCGGTAGTATTAGTTCCACTTGGTAGAGGGAAACCACTACTGTCATAATCTCTATTACCATAACCATACCATGCACCGGCGTAATTAATCATAATATCAACTTGGTCAACTACACTATAGAACCAATTTGTATCATTAGCTGGAGCTACATTTGGTTCACCTTCATTAGCAATATATGTAAATTCTACCCAGTTACTTAATTCTGTAGTAAAGTTTGACGGTGATGTACCTGATATATATGTACATGATGTTGCTGCTCCTGCAGAAACTGATGTTATTTCAAGAACCAAATCATTTGCCGGTGTAGCTCCACCGAAACTAGTACCTGCAATAGTTATAGTATCACCAACTGCGTAACCACTACCGCCGGATCCACTAATACCATCACCATTTACTATATAAGCATTTAAAAACGTAGAAATAGCAAAAGAAGCACTTGTTCCGGATCCAGTAGTTGAAGTTTGAGCTACGATAAATGATGCACTGTTGGAATTTCCATACTTTACACCACTAGTTGTACCAATTACAAATCCAGCATCTTCTATTAATCCATTAGATACATTAATATTAGTAAAAGTTGAATTAAAATAATCACTTAAAAGAATTACTCCACCTGTAGTATGAGTTAACTGAATTGCACCGTCTGTAGTTACGCTTGCTGTTGTGTATGGTATTCCGGATGCTGCCCAAGCTGTTACAAAATCTGTAGCATCTGTATTATCTGCTAATGTAAACTGATATCCAGAACTTAATGTGCTAGATCCAGGAATACTTACATACACTTCCATATAATATGGTCCGCTTACAAAGTCTGGAGCTGTATTAGAACCAGTAATTACAGTTGGACCAGTTGCAATTCTTTCCCACATATAGAATGGAGCATTACTAGCTGGATTTGTTCCAGTAGTATTAAATGCATATTGTCCATATATAGTTCCTGCAGGAATAGCTTGGCCACCGGTAGCATCTAAATTATTTATTGCTTCTGCATCAGAAGTAGCTAAAGAAACAGTTTTAGTTTGAAATGATTGTGTAGCACCATTGAATACTGATAGTACTGGATTTAAACCAGTACCAGCAGAACCAACCTTTAACCATACTGAACCAGTTGGTCTAGGTGTTGATTGATTGCTTCCCCATAATGGCATTTGAGCACTTGTACCATAAACAAATGAAGGTATATTATATATTCCGGCAGTAATACCTAAATTAGTAAGTGCAGTCCCTGATCCATTTGCTATAACCAAGTTTGCGGCACTTGAACTAATTCCAGTAACAGCTTGATCACTAAATAAACATAATTTACCACTACGAACTTCTGCACTTAATCCAGTCCAACCTAAAGCATTAATTGCGGCAGCAACACCTGCTACATTATCGTTAGGAGATGCAGGAACTGCAATAGTCGCGGTTACACCTGTTACACCTGACAAATTAATAGTAAATGTATTAGCGGCTGTTAATGTTGGATTAGAATTTGTGCCTTGCACTGTAGGAATATCTAATTTCCACTCAATACGACCTAATATTACCCAAACATTATTTGTTGTTTTGTAATAATATGTTCTGTAACTTTCAGTAGGATCAGTTGTAACTTGAATTGCATTTACAGCATAATCACCAATATTTCCTATACTACTTAATGGAACACCTGCAGTTAAATCACTTTCATTTGTGATAACAATTGGAGTTTGTAATGCAAATTGACTAGTGGTCTGATTAAATTCATAGATACCCCATGTACTTGTAGTAGTATCTAACCAATATGTGCCGGCGTCTGGATTGCCAACTGGGCGACCTGTTTGACCTACTAAACTAGCTAGATCAATATCAGCACGTAAAACATAACAACGGTTTGTTACACCTAATGTACTATAGGCTGCTAACAATCCATATTCATTTAACTCATAACCTTGAATTGGGGTACCATTTGTCGTTGTATAGAAGAATGGTGAACCATATAAGTTTACTAAGTCTCGTTGACTTGTTACTTGGAATAGTTTATTTGCGTTAGCGGCCGTTGTTGCGGCTGCTACACCTGTTCCAGATGCATCAGCTTTGTTTTGCGCTGTTGCTAATAGAATAAGTGGGACTGAATTCGTTGGGGCTGGAAGATATTGACTCTGGTCAATGATCGTTACTTCTACGCCTGGAGATGTTAATGCCATTTTATATTTCCTTTATGTAAAATTTTAAGGTTTACTACCTGTTTGCATACTAATATTTATCAAATACTTATAAAAAGACATAGTTACTGTGCCTTCGAAGGTT